CCACCCCGTGTGCAATGTTAACTAAACCCCTATAAACGCTACAAAGTGAAAATAGTTCCTAGCACGTATGCAGAGCCAATTTATACTAAAAATTTCTATGAAGCAGATTTATGGGGCGGTCGTGGTCGGAGTGGTTCGCACAATATTACACTTCATGCCTTATACATGATTATAACCTCAAATTATTTTAGAGCGTATTTCACTAGAGCAATTCAAAACACAATTAGGGAAAGTTTGTGGCAGGATTTCAAAGATAGGATTGAAGAAGTTGGAGACTTGAACGGTATTGATTTAATGAAGCAATTCGCTATTGACGAAAGCAAGATGAAAGCAGTTTATTTGCCAAATGGAAATACTATAAAATCAAAAGGCTTTCGAGCATCTTCAAAAAGCAATACTGCAAACATGAAGTCTTTGGCAGGTGCAACACATATTTACATAGAAGAAGCAGAAGAGGTCGGAGAAGAAGAATACAACAAAGCAAAGGATTCACTAAGGACAATAAAAAACCCAGTCCAGATAATCAGAAGTTGGAACGCACCACCAAAAGACCATTGGTTAGTGAAAACCTATTTTGATTTGATGCCAGCTGGAATCGATGGTTATTATAAATTGAAGCCTAAAGGAATAAAAGGACATTTGCCTTTATACGCAAACTACTTAACCAACCTAAAAAACCTAGACCCGAATACAGTAGCAAATTATAAACGCTATAAAGAAACTAATCCACGTTATTACTACAATCAAATATTAGGTTATGTTTCTGATGGTGGTGATGCAAAGGTTTATTTTGGTTGGAAGAAATGCAGTAATAAATACTTTAATGAGGTCGATGCAGACCAAGAAGGCTATGGGGTAGATTTTGGAGACACCGCACCAACCGCAGTAATTCATATAAAATACAAAGATGGTTGTTTTTATTCAAGAGATGTATTGTACAAATCAATGCGAGCCTTAAAAGTAGAGTATCAAGACAAAATCAGACCCGAAGATGTTGAAGGAGTTGAGGACAATGAACACAATCAATGGCTAAAGCATAAAGGCGTTTTATCCTATGTTTTTAGTTTAATGAATGTGGATAGAAACAAGCCAATGTTTTGTGACCCCGCTCAAAAATCAATCATAATAGAGTTAAGAAATGCTGGCTACAACGCTATCAGAGCAAGAAAAGAAAAAGAAGCAAACATTAACTTCATAAATAGAGCAACAAACATCTATACAGAAGATTCTTACAACCTAGAAGAAGAATACAATCATTACTACCTTGAAAGAGATGTAAACAAAGTGCCTATTGATGGCAAACCAAAAAAAGGAAATGACCACATTTTGGAAGCACGAGAGTACGGATGCAGAGGGATTAAAGATATGTTAGGCTTGCAGTTGTAAAATAATTCTGTTAAATATAATTGTATTAGATGCAAACACGCAAAGAAGCGTTGTCTTTGTGGCTAACCTAAAACTAAATAAAAAAGTAACGTACAGCACAATGCTAGTCAAGGAGAGAGAACGTCTCGTATATGGTTTGTTGGCAATAACCGCAAACAACGTGGCCAATGAATTATATACATTGTTGCCCATCTTTTAAAAAGGGCGCATAACAGTGAGAAATCAAAGAAATACAATTATTTTAAACATTTTTGTATTTTTATAGTTCATTATACAATTATTAGCACTATATTTGTAGAGCAATAAAGCAGTAACTATTAAAATACAAATTATGACACTAGATAAAACAAACTTCGACTACATCAAAGAAATGATAAACAACAAAGAAAGCATAAATAGTTTAAAAGCATTTTGTAAAGGTTTTGGAATGGATGTTGAAAAGTTCTCTTCTCCTGTTCATATTTCAAATGATAAAATTTCTGTTACTTATAGAAGAAATAGTTATTATGTAACTTATAATCACTCTAAAATGTACGGAACTACTTATTTTAACAACTTAAAATAATGTACATACATCTAAATAAAGAAACAAACAAGATAACGCCTTACGGAAGTATACAGGCGTTATCTGGCCACGAAAATATTAAAAAGGATAACTTATACACTCACTTTGGCCGAAAAGGAAATAAAGAGTTTGAAAACGATAAATACAGAATTGTAAAGGCCGAAATTATACGCTCGAGTTAGCCGACCGAGTAAACGCCCTTTTTTATTGTGGCCAACTTCCGAATAAACTCGCTGACAGGAAATGAGCTAACTTGTAAGCGTTACTTTTTTAAGATTTAATTACCCGACAAGGCTAAAACCTCTTTACAGCAATGTAGAGGGGTTTTTTTTAGTTAAACCATATTATATAAATAAAAATCGTAATATTGCAGTTAGATACATTATAAATGGCTTACTTAAACTTCCGTACCAGACTGGCAAATTTAATTTTAGGTAACAATATACAAGGCTTACAGCATTACGAACGCTTCATTCCGAAAACTCAGTATAACGATTACGCAGAAGAATTAGAGAAGCTTAGAGTTGTTATGAGCAATCCAGCATTGCTTAGAGTTATTAAAATTAAATGCGATTTGTTTTCCATTGGCAAAATAATTGAAAAAGATGCACAAGGTGAAATAGTAGAAGAAAGCGAATTACAAACATTTTTTGAAAAGCCTAATTTTTTCCAAAACCAAAAGCAATTTTTATGGGATTTTATGTTTTGGACTTGTTTAGGTAATGCACGTTTAATGATAGATTCAAAAGTAGTAAATGACAACAATGTTATGTACTGGTTAGATTCTTCAAAAGTGGAGTTTCCAAAATACATACTAGACAATGCAGACAAATTAGTATTATCAAAGCAAACATTCAAAAAGTTCCAAGACCAAAACATCGAATACCGATACACCAACGGAACAAAAATAAACATACCATTCAAAAAAATAATCAACTACACAGACAACACGAATGGAGCTGGTAATTGGTTTAATGGATTTAGCACCATTGAAGCATTATACAAAGTGCTATCTAATTCAGAGTTGAGCCTAGATGCAAAAAACACTAACTTAAATTTAGCAGGGCAATTTATGGTGGCGCATGGAGGAGGTTTAGATTCGTCTATGATGCAGCCAGAAGATAAAGAAAACATTGAAAATAAAATAGGTAAAGGTAAAAAGAACATTCACGCAGTACGAACAGCAATAGATATAAAAAGATTTGTTGAAGATATTGCAAAACTAAAACTAGACGATAGCTATAATAATGATTTACAAATTATCGGTTCAGTTTATGGGATTCCAAAAGATGTGATTGAAGCATTTGAAAGTTCTACTTATACAAATCAGCAAATTGCTAGAATGAGTTTAGTTGATTACGTATTGAAACCAAAATCAGAAGATTTTTTGGAAGGGATTAGAAAGCATTTTGACTATGCAAATGACCTAGAAATGAGTTGGGAACATTGTTCATTTATGCAGGAAAGCGAAGAGCAGCGATACTCAAAAGAATTAAAAAGAGCGCACGTACTTAGACGGTTATTAGAAAGCGGAGTTGATGCAGTAGATGCAGAAGCATTATTAAATTACGAATTTACAAACCCCATAAAATATGAAAAAGGAAATACAGGAGCTTCAACAGGATTTGGAGATGGCGAAAACAGCTAAAGAAAAAAAGATTATCTTTGAAAAAATTAGAAAGTTAAAAACAAATAACGAAATCATAAAGTAATGTTTTGCAAGGATTTAGAAAAGGAGTTTGAGACAAAAAAAGAAATGTTTGCAGCGATAAAAGCTAGTAAAGAGATTCTTCTTGCTTCAAAAAAAGCAGAAGTTAAGACAAAAAATAACCCTTTTGCAATTATTACACCTAAAGAATCAACGCAAATTAAAGGTATTCCAGACCTAGAAAAAGGATATTTTTATGCAGTTATTTCAAATACCAATTACCTAGATTCTCATGGAGACGTACATTTAACTAACTCGATGAATCAAACAGCAAAAGACCAAAACAATAAAGTGTATTACGTTGCTGACCATGAGTTGAAAGTGGATAGTATAATTGCCACACCTAAAAACGTAGAACTATCAATTAAAGAAACACCATTTAGAAATATTGGAGTGGATTCTGATTTAAGTACTCAATTGTTATTGTTCAAAATTAAGAATGATAAAATAATACATTCAAAAGCAAAGCAGTTAATCGACGAAAAAGAAGAGATACAAAACAGCATTAGAATGATGTATGTTAAA